TGGAATCAATGCAGCCAGGCTATCAACTAGTGATTAGCGATAGAGAAAGTCAATTAGAAGCAATTAGGAAAGCAGTAGGTAATGAGCTTTTCAGCATTGCAGAGCAAGAAGCTGGCAAGAATGCAACACTTGCAGACATCGAGCGCATACTGGCAAAGATGCTTGCTTAAGTACACAATAGCCCTGGTTGGTTAACATAATGGACATTGTATAAAGCGGGTGTTACTACAGTTTGACCCTAGTCATTAGGTACATTTAGCACACACCGCCAGCAGAGCGCAGTAATACTACAGCACTAAAGACGACCCTTTGCCCCCCCACCCGCTGGCTGTATCGAGGGGGGCCTGACTGAATTTTTCCCTGTTTTTTAGCTTGGCGGCTAATTGCTGAGGCTAGCAGAGGTACTTGTTGGCTTGAGGCAGCTATGAAATTCTGGACAAATATTCCCCAACCCATGCTAATAAGCAAGAGTTAGGGATTTGCTGGGAAGCTTAATCGGCTCTCGGGTCGCTGATGTTGCTTCTGGCTTGAGTAAGGCTGATCCTCAAGATATCTATCAGGTTTGGACTCAGGCAGTCCTTTGCTTAACAATGCCCTGATAGCCACTGAATACTGTTTGCACCGTGTACCGTCACATTGAAGAACGGATTGGAGTTGGCATCCAAGCCAGCACATGTAATCAGCAGTCCTCCTGCACGGGAACCTTAGCGGTCTTCTGTGTTCCAAGTACTGTTGTCAGCCAGAACGTCCAAGTGGTTATCTAGGGACTACATCTATCCAAGGCTACGACACCTTGAAGACTTGATTTCCTACCCAGAATACTGATGCCACCAATCACCGATAGACTCTGACAAAGATGCTCTTTCAAGCATGGCTCAACTATGCCACAAATAATTGTTGTCTGCAATGATCGCACTGTGATAGCATAGATTCGCACTTCAAAAAGGAGATAACAGATGGAAGCTGCTAAAGCAGGTGGTAGCCTGCGTAAAAATACCAAGAAAGAAAAAGATTCACAACCTGATCTCACAGGAAAGTGGACAGACCAATCTGGTCAACAGTACTGGTTGTCGGCATGGCGCAATGTTGATGACAAGACTGGCAACGTCTGGTTCAGCTTGAAGCTTGGCGCTCCTGTTGAACAACAATCTGGCGGTTACGAATCCAAGAAGCCTGCTCTTGTACAGAAACCTGTATCTAAGAGCTTTGCTGATATGGATGACGACATCCCTTTCTGATCAACTTGGAGACTCACATGAAAAAAGCTTTGATTGGCATCTGGTTAGTTGCCTCTACTTTCACCGTCTGGGCATCTTGCGTGACCCATACCTATTCTTCTAATGGTAGATACGTCACTTGCACCACTTGCTGTTATGGCAACAACTGCAATACCAACTGCTATTGATGGTTGAAAAGGTAGAGAAGAAGACAAACGGCACTTACCCCTCCGTAAAAGGATGGGGTGGTGTTCGTAATGTCGTCCAGCGTATTGAACGCTCACAAACAATCGTTGCCAACCGTGAAGCTGTGGCTTATAGCCTACTCACCATGGCTAACACCAAGATCACTGACATCATGGAGTGGGATGACTCTGGCAATGTGCGAGTCAAAGCCAGCTCCAAGATTCCCGAACATGCACTGCAATCAATCAAGAAGATCAGCCAACGAGTAGACAAAGAAGGCAATGCAGTCATTGACATTGAACTGTTTGACAAGGTTCAAGTGCTGCGTATTCTGGCTAAAGCTTCTGGTTTGCTCGATACCCCAGATGATGGACAAAAACCGTCTGTCATTGGCATCAATATGAAAGCACCCGATGTGCAGGACATTGAATGACAAAACATAAAGAGCAGAGTTCCAAGGCAGTGCCGATGGCTGGCATTGATTTGGACTTCAGCAAGTCGCCTGTAATCTACGACTTCATCCAGAACAACGACTTTGTCCAAGGAATCATGGGGCCAGTTGGCAGTGGCAAGTCTTATGGCTGCGCTGCCAAGATCATGGTCAAGGCTGTCCAGCAAGCGCCCAGTCCTGTTGACGGAATCAGGTACTCACGCTGGGCTGTGGTCAGGAATAGCTACCCCATGCTCAAGACCACCACCATTAAAACGTGGTTGGATCTGTTTCCAGAAGGCACATTTGGCCCAATGCTGTGGACACCACCCATTACCCACCACATCCGACTGCCTGCTCGTGGGGATGCCGCTGGTATTGACTGCGAAGTGATCTTCTTGGCTCTTGACCAACCCAAAGATGTCCGAAAACTGCTGTCATTGGAGTTGACTGGCGCTTGGGTGAATGAGGCAAGGGAGTTGCCCAAGGCTGTAATTGACGGATTGACCCACCGTGTTGGACGATACCCAACTAAGCGGGATGGCGGTGCATCTTGGTCTGGCATCTGGATGGACACCAACCCCATGGATGATGACCACTGGTGGCATCGCATGGCAGAGAAGGAAAAGCTGACAGGCAAGTTTGCTTGGAAGTTCTGGAGACAGCCAGGCGGCGTGACCGAGGTCAACAGCGATGATCTGCCTGAGTTCCCAGAGGCCAATGATCACATTTTCAGTGCTGGCAAGTGGTGGAAGATCAACCCAAAAGCCGAAAACATCAACAATCTACCCGCTGGCTACTACCTCCAGATGCTGGGCGGCAAGAATCTAGACTGGATCAAGTGCTATGCGGGTGGCGAGTACACCTACGTCCAAGAAGGTAGACCAGTCTGGCCTGAGTACGAAGACAGCACCATGTCTGGAGACACCGAAATCGACATGACCGTGCCGATCCAAGTGGGTCTTGACTTTGGTTTGACCCCAGCAGCCACCATTGGACAGCGTTTGCCCAACGGAAGATGGATCATCCACCAAGAAATTGTCACTTTTGACATGGGTTTGGAGCGGTTCGGCACTCAATTGCTGGCTGAACTAAACGCCAGATACCCTAATCACCAAGTAATGATCTGGGGTGACCCCGCTGGTATGGCACGAGATGCTATCTACGAGGTAACAGCCTTTGATTTCCTGCGAACCCTTGGCCTAAAAGCCCAGCCAACTGCTAGCAACGACTTCAAAGTGCGCCGAGAAGCATCTGCCGCACCCATGCAAAGGCTGATAAATGGCAAACCTGGGCTGATTGTCAACCGAGAATGCAAGCTTTTACGCAAGGCGCTAGCAGGTGGATATCACTTTAAGCGCATCGCTGTCGGCGCAGGCCACGAGCGGTTCCGAGATGCGCCAAACAAGAATGAACACTCGCACATTGGTGATTCCTTTGGATATTTGATGCTGGGCGGGGGTGAATACAACCGCATGACCCGCAGTCCAACCTACGGCGCACGACCCTTGGGTCAGCTCATGAACGCCAATACCGACTTTGATGTGTTCTCATAAGCTATCAGATTGATAGCATAGTATTGCTTTTGGTCATGGAGCGCATAGAATCGCCTCATGGATGACCTGATCAAGCATTTTTTCTCTGATGGCTTGTATGCCAAGGAGATCCGCATACCAGAAAATCACTGTGCTACTCAGCACAAGCATACCTACGACCACATGAGCATTTTGGCTGAAGGTTGTGTTGTGGTAAAAGTCGATGGGGTCGAAACTGAGTACCATGCGCCAGCTTGCATCAACATTGAAGCTGGCAAGAACCATGAAATCATTGGGGTGACGGACAGTGTGTGGTATTGCATCCATGCCACTGCCGAAACTGATGTTGAAAAAATTGACGAAGTCTTAATAAGGAGTTAACCATGCCATTAATTGCATTAGCTATCGTTGGAGGAAGCATTTACACAGCAGGTGAATCTAGAAAAGCTAGACGAAGTGCAGAACGCAACCAAGAAAAAGCATTGATGCAACAGCAAGCTGATGCTGAAGCTATGCGGGCTGAGCTGGCAAAGCAAACAACTGAATACGCCAAGCAAGGCGCTTCACTTGAGCAGCAAGCCAAACTTGCTAGAGATCAGTTTAATGCGGCTCAGTTGCAATACGGCGAAAACAAAGCCGCCATGGAAACAAAAGCTAAGGAAGTGCAAGCCGCTGCTGAAGAAGAACGCCGCAAAGCCGCCGCTTCTGAAGCATCTGCACTGAAAGCTCGCACTCGTGGTGGTCGCCGCTCCCTGTTATCTAAAGAGCGCATGGATTCTGAGCTTGGTCTTGGCATGACTACCCTTGGCTCTGGAATGACGGTGCAGTAATGGCTACCAGTTACCAGAAAAAAAGGGCTGTACGCCGTGCTACGTCAGACATCGATCGTCTGGCTAAACAATACCAGCAAGAAATCGCTGGCATCACTGGTGAATACGAAAGCCAGTTCTCTGAATACTCCGCTCAAGCCGCTGAAAAAGAAAGCGTATTTAATGTAGCCAAGAAAGCATACGACACCAAGTATGGCTCCTACCTAGATCAGCTCTCTGCCTACAACGAAGGCATGACCAAGTATTCAAGTGAGATTACTAAATATTTGGATAAAGTTGCCGCTACCCAAGAGCGGGTAATGGAACTGCCAAGAGACAAATATGGAAAAATTTATTTTGAAACAAATGGAAAACGAATTGGTCTGACCGAGTTAACTGACAACGCAAAAAACTATGGCTTTGAATATGTGGTTGGGCCATATGAAGCTGGTTTTCGAGGCACAAGCAAAGTAATTGCCAAGCCATTGATGACAGACAAAGAGCCAGTTGCACCAACATCACCTGGTAAGTTCACTGAACCAGCACCAGAGATCCCAAACATTGGTGAGTTTGACTCTTCACAGTTCGAAGCACGAAAAACTCAAGCAGAACAAACACTCAAGCGTGAAGTTGGTGAGCGCCGTGCTGCCAAGCTGGGTGCTGTATCTCGCAAAGCCACACGCCCACTACTTGGAGGAGCGACACCATGAAAGAAGTATGGGACAAGCCAAGACCAAAAGACTTGGGTAAGTCAAAGCCGCTCTCTCCAGTAGAAAAACGCAACGCCATGCGCCGTGCTGCCAAGTCTGGTAGACCATATCCCAACTTGGTGGACAACATGGCGGCGGCAAAGGACAACAAGTGAGCAAGTACGAAGACCCAGAAGGTGGATTGACGGAAGCTGGACGGCGCAAGTTTGAGCGTTCTGGTGAAAGCAAGAATCTGCAAGCTGGTGTCAAAGAGTCTTCGCCAAGCGGTGAGAAAGCTAGACGCAAAGGCTCTTTCTTGACTCGCTTCTACACCAACCCAAGTGGGCCACTGGTGGATGACAACGGAAAGCCAACCAGATTGGCGCTAGCAGCAAACGCTTGGGGTGAACCAGTGCCACGCACCGCCGCATCTGCGGCAAGACTGGCGGCAAAGGGTCGCAGTTTGTTGAGCAAATACAAGATGGAAGACGAGGACTGAACCATGAAAGACAGCAAGACAAAAATGCAAGACAAGGTCGCCAAGGTCATGCGTGAGTACAAAGCTGGCAAGCTCAAAAGCTCCAGTGGCGACAAGGTAACCAACCAAAAGCAGGCTGTGGCTATTGCCATGTCTGAAGCTGGCATGAAACAGAAGAGCAAATAATGGCAACCCTGTTAGTTAATCGTGAGTCACAAAACCAGAAGGCGCAGTTTGTTGCGCTGACCCACAAGAACAACGATGGGGAGCAAGTAATTGCTGGCGCTGATGCGCCTGTAATCATGGTTGACGTTAACCACCAGCGCAACCATGATGGTCGTGGTTATTTTGCGTACAAGCTTGCGCCTGACTCAGCACCATTGGCAGACAATGCAAGCATCAACATTGTGTTGGCTTCACCATCTGGCGTGTTTCCACATTTGACTGTGGAAGCAATGTGTCTTGGGGACGCAGAGCTGTACATCTATGAAGGCGCATCTACCACTGGCGGCACAGCATTCACGCCAATCAACCGCAACCGCAACTACGCCGTCAGCAATCCAAGCCAAGTAGCAATGGTGATCAACCCAACAGTTACATCAGTTGGTACAGAGATTGATGCACAGATTATTCCCGGAGGTTCTGGTAAGAAATCTGGTGGTGGAACTGCCGGTTCGCTTGAGTATGTATTGAAACCATTGACAAATTATTTGTTTCGTTTGACAAACGTGAATGGGACCGCACATGCCGCATTTTTGCAGCTTGAGTGGTACGAATAAGGAATAGATCATGAAAGAAGTGTGGGACAAACCAAGACCAAAAGATCTAGACAAACCGAAAGAGCTGTCATCAGCCGAAAAGCGCAACGCCATGCGCCGTGCTGCAAAAGCTGGAAGGCCATACCCAAATTTGGTTGACAACATGGCTGCGGCAAGGGAAAAGAAGTGAGTAAATACAAGGACCCAGAGGGCGGTTTGACCGAAGCCGGTCGGCGTAAGTTCGAGCGCTCTGGTGAAAGTGAAAATCTACAGCCGGGGGTCAAAGACAAGAGCCCAGTAGGCCAAGCGCTGCGCCGCAAAGGCTCCTTCCTGACCCGCTTCTACACCAACCCAAGCGGCCCACTGGTGGATGAAGACGG